GTCAGGGCTCAACCGGGGAGCCGCCAAGTCCTCTTGGTGGATCCGAAGAATATGGAACATTCCATAAAAAAAAGAACATTCTAGAACAATTTTAAATCGCTATATAAGTCGGGTTTTCCCGAATTATAATTAAGATTAAATGGAGAGCAGTATGCTTACTAAGCGTGCACCCCAAGTCGACAACAAACTCGACAACGAAGTCTCGCCGCCGGTCAAGGTGGCCAAGTTCAGGATTGACTCCAAGTCATGGTTCCTGACTTACCCTCAATGCACCCTCAACAAGGAAGAGGTCAAGGTAGCCCTTTTGGCCAAGGGCAGGACAGTCAAGGGCGGTGTAGTTGCTCGAGAACTACACGAGGATGGTACTCCTCATATACATGTTTACCTTCTTCTGGAGCAGACTTACAATTGCACCAACCAGCACTTCTGGGACCTCAACGGTTTCCATGGCAACTACCAAGGTGCTAAAAGCTGGTCAAACGTTGTCACCTACATCAAGAAGGATGGTGACTACCTTCAGTTCGGGGACGTCGACCTCGAAGAAAAGATTCAGGCTCAGAAGAGCCACAAGAGGGTTACTGGTGCTCGACTCATCAATGGTGAGTCACTTGAATCGGTAGTGAGGGACTACCCTCAGCTACTTCACGACCTTCCTAATTTGGAGAAGGCGGTTGCTTCTTGGAAGCGACTTACTACCCCGGGGGTAACCACCAAGGACATCAAGGGCATCTGGATAGTTGGTCCTCCTGGTGTTGGCAAGAGCTGGCTAGTTCGCAAGCTCGAACAGAGTCTCTTCCTGAAGGCTCAGAACAAATGGTGGGACGGCTACGAAGGTCAGCCAGCCGTCTGCATTGATGACATGGACCTTAATGGAGCTTGTCTTTCCCACTACATCAAGATATGGGCAGACAGGTATTCCTGCACTGGAGAGATCAAAGGTTCCACCGTTCAGCTCGGATTCAGGAGGTTTTACGTAACCTCCAACTACTACCCCATGGAGATCTTTGGCGACATGTCTAAAGAGGCCCCCTTCAGACAGGTCATTGTAGAGGCGATAGAGCGACGGTTTCACGTCGTCAAGATCAACAAGCGCGAAGATCAGGCCGCGCTACTCAAGGTCTTAGAAGAACACTTCGGACAGACCCATTCAATGGAAGAACTCGCAGAAGACATTCCTTCTAACTAAGAAGGCACGCACTCCTTCCTAACTAATTAATTTAATGATTTAAAAGACCAAGCTAAAAAGCCCGTTCAAATAAAGAGCAAGTTATCTTGCGTATTCCTACTCTTAAAGTCGTAGAGTCTGTGGTTTGGGGATAACTGGTTACTCTAAAATAATGGAGGTAGTAGGTAGACTACCGGCTCCCCTTTCCCCCTGTCCGGCGAGGACTAGATGCCAGTATCTCTGGCGTACCTCTTTCAAACTATAATGCAAACTAAACTGCAAACTGAAATGGAGAACAACTTGTCGAAGAGAGACAATTTGGCGCCAATCAAGAAACGAGAGTATCAAACAACAACGTGCTTCCTCTCGTACAAAGGAGATCGTTCAACTCTCCTAATTGCTGACCACTTCCAAGCTACTGTTCCAGAAGCTCAAGCTATCTATGTCAGCGAGAAGTCGTGTACCTGGTACGACTTTGTTGGCACTAAGATCACTGATCGTCATGTCTATGTCTTCCTCGTGCTTAGCAAGATTACTGAAGACTATTTCTTCTCTCCTCCACTTTTCCCTGACATGAAAGAGCCAAGGAGACTCAATCTTGGCCAATCAGCTATTCGTCAGACACTTGAAGACGATCCTCAGCGTATCATCTACAGAAGAGATCGCCAGGGTATCTGGTCAAGGAGGTTTCCCAAACGACTTACACTTAATTAATCTCTTCTTCCTTACTAAACTGATTACGCACCGCATTTCAACTTAAATTAAGTTGAGGGTTTTAATGGCGGCGGATGCCGTCAGAGATGGAGGTCACCGTTGCCGTCGACGGTTTGAGGAGCGGCAGGTGACCGGCTCCTGGCTCCACGCCAGTGGCAAGCTAAAGTAAGTAGAAAAGGTTTGTGGGATGGGGGTAACTGGTGACTGTGTTCCCTTGGAGCTCGAGGGTACGAGAGCGGCTCCCCCTCCCCCGCGCTGGGCGCGGAACCGCTTGAGCAAGGAGGCACTCCAGCCCGCTCGGGCTGGGAGGTACTCTGACCCGCTCGGGTCAGGGTGCTCTAGCCCGGCTTAGGGCTAGGAGGCATGACTAATTTAGGGCTCTCTAAATTAGTTGAACCCCGGGATTTCCGTGGGGCGAAGCCTAATATTACCACGGAGAATCCCGGATCCCGGAAATTTATTTCCGGGGAGGCACTCGACCGCGCTCGCGGTCGGAGGCAGTCCGCGCTCGCGGGCTGCGTACAAGAGGTACAAGCAGCGCTCGCTGCTGCACAGGCTCGGGGCGTAGCCACGATAGAGTAGGGCAGAGTCAGGGCTCAACCGGGGAGCCGCCAAGTCCTCTTGGTGGATCCGAAGAATATGGAACATTCCATAAAAAAAAGAACATTCTAGAACAATTTTAAATCGCTATATAAGTCGGGTTTTCCCGGATTATAATTAAGATTAAATGGAGAGCAGTATGCTTACCAAGCGTGCACCCCAAGTCGACAGCAAACTCGACAACGAAGTCTCGCCGCCGGTCAAGGTGGCCAAGTTCAGGATAGACACCAAGTCATGGTTCCTGACTTACCCTCAATGCACCCTCGACAAGGAAGAGGTCAAGGTAGCCCTTTTGGCCAAGGGCAAGCCCGTCAAGGGCGGTGTAGTTGCTCGAGAACTACACGAGGATGGTACTCCTCACATACATGTTTACCTTCTTCTCGAGAAGGAGTACACCTGCACCAACCAGCACTTCTGGGACATCAATGGTTTCCACGGCAACTATCAAGGTGCTAAGAGCTGGTCAAACGTGATCACCTACATCAAGAAGGATGGGAACTACCTTCAGTTCGGGGACCTCAACCTCGAAGAAAAGATTCAGGCTCAGAAGAGCCACAAGAAGGTTACTGGTGCTCGACTCATCAATGGTGAGTCACTTGAATCGGTAGTGAGGGACTACCCTCAGCTACTTCACGACCTTCCTAATTTGGAGAAGGCGGTTGCTTCTTGGAAGCGACTTACTACCCCGGGGGTAACCACCAAGGACATCAAAGGCATTTGGATAGTTGGTCCTCCTGGTGTTGGCAAGAGCTGGCTAGTTCGCAAGCTCGAACAGAGTCTCTATCAGAAGGCTCAAAATAAGTGGTGGGACGGCTATGAAGGTCAGCCAGCCGTCTGCATCGATGACATGGACCTTAATGGAGCTTGTCTTTCCCACTACATCAAGATATGGGCAGACAGGTATTCCTGCACTGGGGAGATCAAAGGTTCCACTGTTCAGCTCGGGTTTAGGAGGTTTTACGTAACCTCCAACTACTACCCCATGGAGATCTTTGGCGACATGTCTAAAGAGGCCCCCTTCAGACAGATCATAGTAGAGGCTATAGAGCGACGGTTTCACGTCGTCAAGATCAACAAGCGCGAAGATCAACCCGCGCTACTCAAGGTCTTAGAAGAACACTTCGGACAGACTCACTCAATGGAAGAACTCGCTGAAGACATTCCTTCTAACTAAGAAGGCACGCACTCCTACCTAATTAATAATTTAATGATTTAAAAGACTAAGCTAAAAAGCCCGTTCAAATAAAGAGCAAGTTATCTTGCGTATTCCTACTCTTAAAGTCGTAGAGTCTGTGGTTTGGGGATAACTGGTTACTCTAAAATAATGGAGGTAGTAGGTAGACTACCGGCTCCCCTTTCCCCCTGTCCGGCGAGGACTAGATGCCAGTATCTCTGGCGTACCTCTTTCAAACTATAATGCAAACTAAACTGCAAACTGAAATGGAGAACAACTTGTCGAAGAGAGACAATTTGGCGCCAATCAAGAAACGAGAGTATCAAACAACAACGTGCTTCCTCTCGTACAAAGGAGATCGTTCAACTCTCCTAATTGCTGACCACTTCCAAGCTACTGTTCCAGAAGCTCAAGCTATCTATGTCAGCGAGAAGTCGTGTACCTGGTACGACTTTGTTGGCACTAAGATCACTGATCGTCATGTCTATGTCTTCCTCGTGCTTAGCAAGATTACTGAAGACTATTTCTTCTCTCCTCCACTTTTCCCTGACATGAAAGAGCCAAGGAGACTCAATCTTGGCCAATCAGCTATTCGTCAGACACTTGAAGACGATCCTCAGCGTATCATCTACAGAAGAGATCGCCAGGGTATCTGGTCAAGGAGGTTTCCCAAACGACTTACACTTAATTAATCTCTTCTTCCTTACTAAACTGATTACGCACCGCATTTCAACTTAAATTAAGTTGAGGGTTTTAATGGCGGCGGATGCCGTCAGAGATGGAGGTCACCGTTGCCGTCGACGGTTTGAGGAGCGGCAGGTGACCGGCTCCTGGCTCCACGCCAGTGGCAAGCTAAAGTAAGTAGAAAAGGTTTGTGGGATGGGGGTAACTGGTGACTGTGTTCCCTTGGAGCTCGAGGGTACGAGAGCGGCTCCCCCTCCCCCGCGCTGGGCGCGGAACCGCTTGAGCAAGGAGGCACTCCAGCCCGCTCGGGCTGGGAGGTACTCTGACCCGCTCGGGTCAGGGCACTCTAGCCCGGCTTAGGGCTAGGAGGCATGACTAATTTAGGGCTCCCTAAATTAGTTGAACTGCAGGATTTCCGTGGGGCGAAGCCTAATATTACCACGGAGAATCCTGCATCCTGCAAATTTATTTGCAGGGAGGCACTCGACCGCGCTCGCGGTCGGAGGCAGTCCGCGCTCGCGGGCTGCGTACAAGAGGTACAAGCAGCGCTCGCTGCTGCACAGGCTCGGGGCGTAGCCACGATAGAGTAGGGCAGAGTCAGGGCTCAACCGGGGAGCCACCAAGTCCTCTTGGTGGATCCGAAGAATATGGAACATTCCATAAAAAAAAGAACATTCTAGAACAATTTTAAATCGCTATATAAGTCGGGTTTTCCCGAATTATAATTAAGATTAAATGGAGAGCAGTATGCTTAC